ATTAGACACGTTGGCGGCGGAGACCGCGGCTTCAATGGTTACAACACATTCTGATTATGCTAAATTAGCGGGTAGACTAGCGGTTTCTAACCTACATAAAACAACACCAAAAAAGTTTTCACAGTGTATTAAAGAATTATATTCTTTTAATGAACCTAAAACAGGTAAAGAATCTTCATTGATATCTGACGAGGTTTATCAATTCGTAATTCAAAATAGAGAATCATTGGATGGTGCTGTTGCACAAGAAAGAGATTTTGATTTTGATTACTTTGGTTTTAAAACACTTGAACGTTCTTACTTATTAAGAATCGGTAAACGAATTGTTGAGAGACCTCAATACATGTACATGAGAGTTGCGGTTGGTATTTGTAATGGTGATTTAGAGACTGCTTTAAGAATCTACGACGACCTATCACAACATTTTTACACTCATGCCACACCAACATTATTTAATGCGGGAACTCGTCGTCCACAAATGTCATCTTGTTTCTTAATTGGTAATAAGGGAGATGATATTGATGGTCTATTCGACACCATTAAAGACGTTGCAAAGATTTCTAAATGGGCTGGTGGTATTGGACTACATGTTCACGACGTTAGAGGTAAAGGGTCGTACATTAAAGGGACAGGTGGTGAATCGGATGGTTTACTACCAATGATGAAAACATACAACGAAGTTGCTCGTTGGATTAATCAAGGTGGTAAAAGAAAAGGTTCTTTTGCTATCTATCTTGAACCATGGCATTCAGATGTGTTTGAGTTTATTGATTTAAGAAAAAACCACGGTAAAGAAGAAATGAGAGCTCGTGATTTATTCTTGGCAATGTGGACCCCAAATCTTTTCATGAAGAGAGTTGAGGAAGATGGTGATTGGTCATTATTTTCACCTGACGAAGCACCGGGTTTATCTGATGCATATGATGACCCATTTTCATTTACGCAAGAATTCACCGAACTTTATGAAAGATATGAAAAAGAAGGTAGAGCCAGAAAAGTTGTGAAGGCGAGAAAATTGATGGACGCAATTTTGACCGCACAAATCGAGACCGGCACACCTTACATGTTATATAAAGACGCGGCGAATTATAAATCAAATCAAAAAAACTTGGGCACAATTAAATCCTCAAATTTGTGTACTGAGATTATCGAGTATTCAAGTCCTGAAGAACAGGCGGTTTGTAATTTAGCATCAATTGCATTACCAAAATACATTATTAATAAAGAATTCAACCACGAATTACTTTATGAATATGTGTACCAAGTGGTAAAAAACCTAAACAACGTTATTGATTTGAATTTTTATCCTACAGAGGAAACAAAACTTTCAAATATGAAACACAGACCAGTTGGTTTAGGTGTACAAGGATTGGCAGATGTTTTTTGTATGTTAAAATTACCGTTTGAAAGTGAAAATGCTGACAAACTACAAGTTGAAATTTTTGAAACAATTTACTTTGCGGCATTAACATCGTCTAAAGATTTGGCAATTGAACACGGTCATTATTCAACATTTGAAGGTTCCCCATTATCTAAAGGTATACTTCAATATGAATTGTGGGGTAAAACCGATAAAGACACGAGCGGAAGATGGGATTGGAAGACTTTAAGAAAAGAAATCGTAAAACACGGTGTAAGAAATTCTTTGTTAGTTGCTCCGATGCCAACAGCGTCTACCGCACAAATCCTTGGTAATAACGAAGCGTTTGAACCGTTTACATCTAATTTATATTCAAGAAGAACTTTAGGTGGTGAATTTATTGTTATCAATAAACACCTCGTAAATGAATTACTTGAAAGAGGTTTATGGTCAGATGATTTGAAGAAAAAACTAATCATGGAAAATGGTTCCGTACAGAACATTCCCGAAATACCTGTTGAAGTAAAAGAGGTATACAAGACAGTTTGGGAAATGTCTCAAAAAAGAATTTTGACCATGGCTGCGAATAGGTCGATTTATATTGACCAATCACAATCATTAAATTTATTTATTGACAACGCGAACAAAACCAAAGTTTTAGCAGCACATCTTTATGGATGGAAACTTGGTTTGAAAACTGGGATGTACTATCTCAGAACTAGAGCAGCTGTTGACCCAATCAAGGGTTTAGGTATTGATACCTCAACAGCGAAACCTACAGTTGAAGCTAACGAAGTACAAAACACTTCATACAACCAAAATAAACAACAAGAAGAGGAAGTTGTTGAGATGGCTTTACCATCAAGACCAACAGACTCTCCTTTTGAATGTGAAGGTTGTGGCTCGTAACTGTAGATGGCTCCCATAATAGTTCGCGACCTACCGCAAACATCTACTTTGTTTGATTATAAAAGGAGCAAAAAAATCAAACAATATACACAATCCCAACTTCGGTTGGGATTTTTTATTTATAAGTATTTCTTCTTTAGTTATATTTATTAGTATGGCGATAACGTATGGTATAGATTTTCCATTTAGAATTAGTCCCAAAGGTGATTTTTTGGTGATGACCGAAACACCTGAAAGAGAGATTCGTGCGAACCTAATTCATTTATTATTAACAAGAAAAGGTTCAAGATATTATTTGCCTGATTTTGGTACTAGATTATATGAATTTATTTTTGAACCAAACGATGCGGTTACGTGGGGACAGATTGAAGATGAGATTAGAACTTCAGTAAAAACTTATATACCCAATTTGGAAATTAAATCAATTAGAGTAACTGCTGCAGACCAAGACCCTGAGGAACCAACAAGTCCTCAAGAAGATGAAGATTCAAGATTATTTAGAGTTTCGGATTATTCTACAAAACCATACACCGCTAAAGTTAGGATTGACTATGACATAAATAACGAACCTTTTGTTTCGTCGGATTTTATAATTATTAACATATAACATGGCTAAAAAAATATCATATGCCGTAAGAGACTTTGCTAGTTTAAGACAGGAATTAGTCAATCTTACAAGGGAATATTATCCTGATTTAATTAAAAATACAAATGACGCGTCTATATATTCTGTATTATTGGATTTAAACGCGGCTGTAACAGATAACTTACACTTTCATATTGATAGGGTTTGGCAAGAAACCATGTTGGATTTTGCACAACAAAGACAATCCTTATATCATATTGCTAAGACATACGGTATGAGAATACCAGGAAACCGACCATCAGTTGCTTTGTGTGATTTTACAATACAAGTACCTGTTAGAGGTGATAAGGAAGATGAACGTTATTTAGGTACAATTAAATCGGGAGCACAAGTTTCCGGTGGAGGACAAGTTTTTGAAACAATAGAGGACATTGACTTCTCAAACCCATTCAATAAAAGAGGGGAACCTAACAGATTAAAAATCCCTAATTTTGATGGTAATAATAGATTAATTTCATATTCGATTGTAAAGAGAGAAGCGGTTGTTAATGGGGTTACGAGAATCTTTAGAAAAGTTATTACAGAAGTAGACCAAAAACCCTTTTTAAAAATTTATTTACCCGAACAAAATATTTTAGGTGTTAGTGGTGTCATCCATAAAGAAGGTACAAACTTCGTAAATAACCCTACTAATTCTGAATTTTTAAGTTCAGAAAACAAATGGTATGAAGTAAAAACTTTAATACAAGATAAAGTTTTTATCCCTGACCCAACATCGGCTTCAGATAGTGATAATTTCATATCAGGAACTTATGTACCTGTAACAAATAAATTTATCACAGAATACACACCTGAAAATTATTTTTCGGTAACATTCGGTTCTGGCAATGTGAATCCTTTGGATAATTTAGATAACTACAATCAAGGTAGTTTAAGAGTAAGTCTTGGTACTTACCTTAACAACCTATCACTTGGGGCATTACCAAAATCAAACACCACTTTATTCGTAAAATATAGAATAGGTGGTGGAAAAGATAGTAACATTGGTATTGATGTTATTACGAGTGTTGATAACGTGGAATTTGTTGTGAGTGGACCAAATTCAAATACGAATACACAAGTACAAAATTCTTTAACCGTTACCAACGTAACCCCCGCGGTGGGTGGAGCTGACCAACCAAGTATTGAAGAAGTTAGAAACATGATTGCATATAACTTCTCAGCACAAAACAGAGCGGTTACACTTAATGACTATAAGTCTTTAATTGAAACAATGCCATCTACTTATGGTGCGCCAGCTAAAGTTAATGTGATGGAAGAAGACAATAAGATTAAAATTAAATTACTGTCTTATGATGAAAATGGTAATTTAATTGATACTGTTTCCAACACACTAAAAAATAATATACTTACATATTTGGCTGAATATAGAATGGTCAATGACTTCTTAGACGTTGAGAGTGGTGAAGTTGTTGATTTCACATTAGAAATTGATGTTGTAATCGATAAAAACGGAAACCAAACAGAAATTGTTAAAACAATTATCGAGGATACAGTGAGTTATTTTTCAATAGAAAAAAGAAAAATGGGAGACCCATTATTCGTTGGTGATTTATACAAAACAATAGGTGAAGTAAATGGTGTTGTAAACGCTGTTGATATTAGGGTTTTCAATAATATCGGTGGTGAATATTCATCTTCTGAAGTTGCTCAAGCTTATGTTGATGCTAACACAAAAGAAATTTCACAATCAGATATGACCATATACATGAAATCTAACCAAATATATCAAATAAGATTTCCACAGAAAGATATAAAAGTTAGAGTAAAAACCTTAGGAACGACTACATTCTAATTTAATTTTTATTTATTTTTCTGGAAATCCATAATTTTCTATTTATATAGAAGAATGCAGAAACATAGAATTTCCACAAATATAGGTAAAGACCAAAAAGTCGTAGTCGAACTTAAAAACGACTTCGATTTATTGGAGATTTTATCTCTTAAGTTTACACAAACCGAAGCGTATTCGTCAATGTGTGCGGATTACGGTGTTGTCTGCGGTCGAATTTTTGTAAATAACGGTTTTGGTGTACCAAACGCCAGAGTCTCGATTTTTATTCCAATATCCGAAGAGGACTCTAACGACCCTGTAATATCGGCTCTTTATCCGTTTACAACAGTTGATGATAGGAATGAGAATGGTTACCGTTATAATTTATTACCGAGTAGAAAACAACACGGAGGACATGAACCAACCGGTACGTTTCCTGACCAAAAAGATATTTTAACAAGAGAAGAAGTACTTGAGGTTTATGAGAAATATTACAAGTACACCGTTAAAACAAACGATGCTGGTGACTTCATGATTTGGGGTGTACCTGTTGGTATACAAACAATACATGTTGATGTTGATTTATCAGATATTGGTTGTTTTTCATTAAGACCTGATGATTTTATTAGACAAGGACTTGGTGTAGACAAATTTAAAAACACATATTCTTATAAATCATCAAACGATTTAGATACTTTACCTCAAATTGTCTCATTCAATCAAACAGTGGAGGTATATCCTTTTTGGGGTAACGAAGATTTATGTGAAATTGGATTAACCAGAACTGACTTTGATTTATCAAGTAAGGGTGTTAAGGTTGAACCTAAAGCATATCTATTAGGTTCAATTTATTCAGACAAAGGTAAAAATACACTCAATAAAAATTGTAGACCTCAGGGTGAAATGGGTCGAAAATGTGATTTAACAACATTTGATGCGACAATTGAAATAATAAGATTCACACCAAATAAAGATACAAAGGGTAGACCTATATTAGAAAGATATGAAATTCAAGAAGACATAGAGGAAGATGGTTCATTCGTGGTTCCATTACCTATGAATATGGATTTTATATTCACAAACGAATTTGGTGAAAACGAAATCACAAACGACCCAAACAAAGGAATCCCAACTTCCGCGTGTTATCGATTTAGAATATCAGGTAAAAACCAAACTTTAGGTAGAGTCAGATATGTTGCGAGTTATTTACTCCCAAACATACGAGAGTATAACTCTGACGTTGATGGTTCATACGCCTTTTCATTAGATTGGGATGACTATCCAACTTCGGCAACAAGTTCCTCGGTTATTTTTAATCAAACTTACGGAAGTTATTTTCCGGAAGATTATTTCTACAGATTTACATACAATAAAGTATATTCGGTGACTTCTTATAGAAGTGGTCACTTTAAGGGTGGAAAAGATAATTTCTTAGGTATTAAAGATATTGCACCTAAAGCGGAAGAGGATTGTGAATCAAGTGTAGTTACACCACCAATTAATTACGCGTGGAGAAAGTTTAGTTTTGCTATTTTATTAGCGATTATAATTAATGCTTTTGAAAGAGTAATTTATACCGCTTTTGTTGGGGCGATACAAATCATTATTGTACCATTCCAATTAATTTACGAAAAAGTTAGAATTGGTCCGTGGAATATTTTAGGGTGGACGTTTTATTGGGCACCCTTTGATGGTTGGGATGAGTCAATTATAGAACCTCTTCAATCATTAGGTACTGTAAGATTAAGTTTAACGATATTCCCCGAGTGTGAATCTTGTGATGAAATTCAAACATTTACGGAAGACGCATCAACAAGTACCGACCCTTCTGAAATTTATCAAAAAGTTGGTAATGGTACTGCGGTCCGCGATAAATTAACATTATTAGTAAATTGTACCACATACACTTTACCACCACCAACTTTTGGAACAACGACCTACACATGGGTGGATTGTACAACCAAATCACTACAGACACAATCAATACCGTTTAGTGGTTCTTCTGTTACAGGTGTCTGTGCAAGAGACGGTTCAATGTCATATGCGGGGGGAGACGGGGTACCTGTAGTTACAGGGACATGTGATTCCACGGTTACAGAAAATTTTATATGTGATTACGACCCAACCGAAAGAGAGTATTTTCTTAGCGAATCACCGTCAAGTGGGTTAACCTCGTATAGTTATACGGGTTATACGTATGGACAATCATTATCGACCATAGTAAACAATATAAATGTAAACCCATCTAGAAATTATTATATTAGAGTCACATCTTATTTACCACACGCGAATGCTCAAACATCTGATATTACCGCGTTGACGGGTTTAACAACTGGAAATAGTTATACATTTCTTTATAGAACCTATACTTGTGGTTCAACGACGGGTATTCTTGGTAGAGATTTAGCAACCGCAAACTCATGGTTACAATGGAATGACCCAACGATACCTAAGGATTATGTTTGGTCAGGATTCACGTATGAAATTTATGATTCATATTACCCATTAACAGGTTCAACAACGAATACTTTTGATTCAACATCACTACCTGAGGGATGTTTATCACAAAATACAATATACGATGATAGTGGTATTGTAAAAATAACTTACTGTGCGTCTGGTGTCACCGCAGATTATAATGATTCCGCACAAGTAATCTCAAATCCTGGTACAAATTGTACCAATTTAAATTTGATGGCGGTTGGACAAGCGGCGGCAAATAATTTATCTAAAAATCCTTGCACCATCAAATGTGATGTTAGAAGTGGATTCTCTGAATTTAGATTTGGAGTTTATACTGTTATACCAGCAGCCCATTCGGATAATAGGGATGTCCAATTCAAATTAATTAGGGAATATGCTAGAAGAAAACTAGTTAATAAAGTATTCTGTGAGGGTATTGCAAATTATTCGTTTTTTGACAATTGGTTAGCCGGTTCATTATACATGTTCCCATTTAAGGCGAGGGTAAGATGGGATGATGAAGAGAATTTAGATTTAAATGTCAGAGGAACAAATTATTGTGAAAACTTACTTTACTATAAAGTAAAAGAAAAAACATCTAACGAACCTGTTAAAAGATTTTACTATAGGTCTACAAAATGGAACGGTTCCATTTTCCAAAAAACATCATCGGGTTCACAATTTAGTACTTTAAGACACCCAACAACAATAATGGATTTAGGTCCGAGAGATGAGTTCATCAAAGAAATATGTATCGACCCAACTCTTGACCCTAATTGTTCGGTTGTTAGAAATATTGGACCGACTTCATATCAAAATTTCAAAGAGATGTTAGGTTTATACATCAATTATAGACTTGACACAAATGCTGATTACGGGTACAAAGATTTCTTTTCAAATACGGGGTATACGTCTACATATCCATTTAACACAAACAAAGAAATTTTAAATGGTGACGTGACACAACTTATTTCAATTAACAACGAAGTTGGTATTGAAGAATTTGATTTACAAAATAGATATTACGGTCAATACAGTCCAACAATATTAGACCCCGATGATTATCAACAACTATTCAAATCACAATCAGGTTCTGCAAATGGACCGATGCCGATAAATTTTGTTTTTGATGATGAAGGTTATAGAGTAAGAGTTTGTTTAAATGAACCAGGTAGATTAACAGAATCTTCTCAAATAGTTCCATTCTTTTATTGGGACAAAAAAGGTCAAGGATTTGGTGAAGGATATGGTCAATCATGGGATTACTCAACAGTGGTTTCTCAAAGATTACAAGGAATGACATACAACTATGCGTTCACTGGTGACAGCACGTACAATTATTTATTGTTCCCAATGACCAAAGATTATTCGGGTAACACATTTACAATTGCGGGTGCTGATGTTAATGATGGTTCATTTGATGTAGAAGATACTACGGACGTTCACTTGAACTACAATAATCAAGAAGAAGGATTTACTGTTTTACATATTACATCAGGAACAACTTCAAACCCTGACGCAGGTACTTTATGGATTAGAGTAGGTGAATTAGGTGGTTGGGAATCAAAACCTTGGAATTTCGATGTTGATTTTATATTAAAACCAACAGACGTAAACTATACAGGTACTAAACAAATTCTTTCCACACCATTCTTATTCTATTTTGGATTAAGACCGGGAGCGACCGCTATTGATAAATTCATAAAATTATTTGGACCGAAAGGTGCATTCCCGACTCAAGAATAATGGATAAAAAAAGAATCATACTACCATCTAAAAAGTTTTTTGGCTCAATTAATGAAGACCAAACGATTCGAGTTGGATTAGAGGAAACCGAAAATCTTTTAAGAGAAGGTGATAGAACGATAATCTTAAATAATGCCGAATTATTCAATAAAGAAAGGAACGAGAGCACCAATTATAAGATACATGGTAAATTAAAAATGGTCTTTAGGAATCTTTATAGTGGGTCATCCGAATATAACCCACTTTTAAAGAGACTTTATTTAGTTGGAGATGGTAGTAATAACAATTTTGATGGGTTTTTACCTTATCAAGAATTTGCGTTCCTAAGAAAAGATGTATTCAGACAAGTGAACACCATACAAACGGTATCATCTTTAACAACATACACACCCGTTATAACTTATTCTGGTGAAACTGAACATGTCACGATAACAAGTATAGACGCACCTTACCACAATTGGAATGTTTATTTATCCTATGTGTATGGTCAGGACAGTACCTATCCAATGAAATATACTTTAAGTGGTGGAACTTCATTTAGTTTCACTGCGGGTGATGGTATACCATTTAGAGTCGAAAGTTTACCTAATTCTTATAAATTTACTAGTCCCGTTGAACATGGAATGTCATCAGGTGAATTCATTACACTTAGTGGTGGTAGTTTTAATAATACTGTAGATGTTACAGGTAGAACATTTAGTATTATAAGTGTTGGGGATTCAATATACAATTCGGAAAAATATGTTTTAGAAATATCAAAATCCGAATTACCATCAGGAACAACACTATCGACTGTTGTTTTTGGTAAAAGATGTCTTGATAGAAATAACATCACAGGTTCAACATCAAGTTACTATGTTCACAAACATAAAACACTCACAGAAAGAGAAGATTATATCTTAGATAAGATTGGATTTGAATCATCAATTTGGGAAAACGAAAGAAAGTTATTACTTGAAAATAGTGCTGGCACCTCAGATGTTTTAGTTGAAAGAAACATGATGGAATCTTTAATTTATGATTTTAAAGAACCATTTATTTTAACAGGATTAACAAACAATTTAGGTTACTTACCAACCGAATTATACGTAACTGTAATTTTAGCTAATAGAAATGGATATTTTGAATATCCACCTAAAGTTGGTTGGAAATTTAATTTCCATGACACATGGGTTGATGAACATTTTAATGGGACGGGCTCAACTGAAACATCCATAACAACTAGTGGATTTAGTAGAACAATTAGTGCCACAACATACAATTTTGTATCAGGAACAGACTTACCACTAAACACCGTTTTACATGGTGCGTTTGTTGAATATAATCGTTCAGAATTACAAGAGAGAATAATAAGTGAGGGATATCACAGATTTTCAAACCCACTTTTTGTCTTTGATTACGGACAAACAGGTACAACAAGTACTTTTTCGGGTGGTTCAATTACAAACATGTATGGGTTGTTTTATCAACCACACCACAGAGTAAAATTAAGACAACTTTCTCCTTATATAGAAACATCTAAAACAAACCAAGTTTACGGTTTACCACAAAATGCAAAATATTTTGAAGATGAGGCATTATGGAAATGGAGAGATTTATATGACCACGGATTTATAGACCCTGAGGGTTTTGGAACAAACTATCCATTCATAAACAACATTCATTATGTAAAAAGTGACATCAATTTCTATTTAAGAAATGAAAACATTTACACAAATAAAAAAGACGCGGTTAAAAATGTAAATAAGTTTAAATGTTAATATGAAAATTCTTGCTAAAAATAATGACCAATCTATTTTGATTTCTTCAAATCAGATGTTTAAAACTGATTTAGGATGGACAGATAATGCCCAAGAAATGGAGCAAGAAATTCTCTATGAAATAATAAACCCAACAGAAAATTACGAGACCGTAAGATACATACATTCTGCGTATGAGCTGTTATCACCTTATGATACACCTTTTCAACAAACCGATATATGGTATAATTTTTATTTTTTAAACAGTCTTGGTAACTACTCTCAAAATTATGAAGATGTATCAATTACCATGGAAGAAAATTCAAAAATGTTAAAACAATCAACAGAAAGTTTTTTCAGATTAGAATTTTATAAAACAAACAATGACCAATCACCAAACCAAACAAACAGAAGGTTAGTTTTTGCAAAAAATTTATCACTACCCTTAGGTGAGAGAATATACTATACAGGTACCCCATCAGGTGCGACATTACCATTAAATGATTTTATCTACGTACCGGTTTTTACTGGTTCAAATTACAGAAATACAGAAAATATGTACTTTTTTTGGTTTGCTGATGATTCACCATTTAGTGAAACCAATATCACAGGTAACACATTCTATATGACTGCCAAATATTACAATGCGAAAGACGGTAGTGTTATAGATTTTGTCAATAAATCAAAAACCGTAAACGCAACAACACCTTACGTTGAAGAAGAAGATGTTTATTATAAAGTAATTATAGATAGGACGGATTATTCCTATATCGTTTACGCATATAATGGTTCATTAGGTACGAGAAAAGGAACCACATCCGCACCAATAAATTTTTATGAGAGAAAACAATAATGGATATTAAATCACCCACAAAATACGAGATACTTAGGAAGAATATTCCTAATGTTAAATTGTATTCAAACGATGGACCGTATTGGTACAATAGTTTGGGTAGTTTAATATCATGGTCTGAATCACAGTATTTGGACCCATTAGATGGATTTGTTGTTTATAACGTCACTGGTGGAACAGTCTCTTCGGGGTACTATGTTTGGACAGGTAATAGTATTGCAACAACTTCTTATGGTGATGAGGGATGTGATTTAAGTCTTGAATTGTACGCTTGGGAAAATATTACCAAAGGGGAGGCATATGGTGAACATATGTTACCAATATTCTTGGAAACTCACGTTGATGAAATGGGTGTTATGGTTGGATTTGATGGTAACTTAGAACAAGTTGAACAGATATGTAATTTTTCTTATACACAAACGGGTAACACAGTTCAAGTTTACAATACTGTGGATACAACTAAAGTTTCCGAAATACACTTTATCGACTTTACAGTGGATTGGGGTGACGGTACAACAAGTATTTTATCAACAACAGGTATCACCGCGTCAAAAACTTACGCATCAACAGGTGAGACGACAATATCAATATCAATTAACACTCCTTGGAGTCAGTTTGAAACAAAGAAAAAGGTACAAGTACCATCCAATACCACTGTAAGTAATCCACTTGGAACTTTCTCAGGATTCACAATACCTTACACAAATATTACAGGTCAAACACAAAATTATCTAAACGATTTAGATTACTCAGGTTTGAATACAGGTTATACAACATTTACATACGCAGCTATAGGTAAGAGTAAAATCAGTGAATTAAAATTATATGGCACAAACACCTACTCAGGTGTCACCACTGGTGTCACAAACGGTGTTTCGTATAGTGCCTACACCATTGACAATTTATATTATCAAGATTTTGCGGATGGAATCACAACAATTACAGGTACAACTTCAGGTTTCACCAAAGAAGAGGTAATA